TGCCGCTCCCTGCCGTATTATCTAGGACAACATCTACCACATCATCTACACATACAAAATCTCTAAAGGCATATTCTGAGTCTTCAAAGAGTTTGATTATATCATCCTCTTTTGCTTGTTTGGTAAACTTACTTATAGGACTTGCTTGATCTCCTTTATGTTCTTCACCTTCTCCATACACGTTGAAGTATCTAAATCCTTGTATCAATTCAAACTCATCTATGTGATCTAGAACCCAATAATCTACAGTTGCTTTGCTCAGTGCATAGAAATTTAAGGGATTGATAGTTCCTTTTAAGTATCCAAAGTCAGCATGTATCTTACCATAGACAGACGCACTTGAGGCATATTTGACTGGAATAGAGTGTTCTATTGCTTTTTCAAATAGTTTGATTGAAAACTCTACGTTGTATTTGTGAATCTTACTTACGTCTGTCTCAGTTGTACTTGATATTGCTCCTTGATGAAGGATGTAATCTACCTCATCCCACTTATCATACTGATTCAAGAACTCAAAAGCATGTGATTGTTCTACTTGATATAAATTTTCACCTCCAATTCTTTTTGCAAATGCTTTACCTATAAACCCATTTGATCCTGTAAGAATAATATTGTGCATTATGTTAATGGTATAAAAAATACTTGAGTTAATCTGTATACGTCGTTGGTGAAGAATCCTTCCTTATCATAAGGAGCATGAAGAACATTTGATGGATACATTACCATTCTGTTATATTTCATCTCAGCAAGGTGTATCAGATCCCATGGACCTACACTATCTGAAACATGTTCCTCTTGCCATATTCCATCTTGTCTAGGATTAACTTGTTGTCCTTTATATGTATAAAACCCAGTGCCACCCTTACATTCTTTGGGTTTGTTGAGATACACGACACCAGCCCATCCCCTGTCCGATACATCTGATAAATCTATATGTGGTTTTTTTCTTCTACAATGAGACTGAGTAACATTGACTGAAAAGGAGACGTTCATACATGACATTTCAAATGCCTTTCTATCTTTCTGTTCTAATCCATACACGTTCTCTGCTATTTCAAGCCATATTTCGTGCATATGATCAAGATTCATATTCATATCTACTCTCTCGCCAGGAACTCCACCCAGTATTCTGGGACATTTGGTGCCTGGTGTTCTTAATGCCAGATTCCTTACCTTGTCTGGATTCTTGTAGAAGTTATCAATGTAAACTACAGGGAACTCCTCCCATCCCATGAGTTCTACAGTTGCGTCTACAGGGGTGTTGATAGCGAAGGTTTCCGCTTCATCGATAAAATACTTTTTCACTTAACTAAATACTTCGGAGAACTTATGAATAGAGGGAATGGCAAAACCCAATAGTAAAGACGGATTGAAAGAATATGCTCTTAGGAAACTTGGAAAGCCTGTTCTTGAGATCAATGTTGACGATGATCAGATAGATGATCTAATCGACGATGCCATCCAGTTGTTTCATGAAAGACATGGTGAAGGTATTGATAGAGTATTCTTAAAGCATAAGATTACTGAACAAGAGAAACAAACCATGATTGGTGTTGCTTCTACTACAACTGCAACCAGCACTGCTGGCGGCATTGCTTCTATCGACTATACAGAGGGTGCAAACTACCTTCCACTACCTGATACTGTTATTGCAGTCAATAAGGTATTTAAAATGGACTCATCCACCATCTCGGCGGGTATGTTCAATATCAAATATCAGATCTTCCTTAATGATTTATACTACTACGGAGCGATCGATTTATTGAACTATGCCATGACAAAATCATATCTAGAAACTCTAGATTACATGTTGAATCCCGATGTTCAAGTAAGATTTAATAAGAAGAACAGTAGATTATACATGGATCTGAATGTAAAAGAACTGACTGATAATAATTTCTTAATTATAGACTGTTTTAGAGTTGTAGACCCAGAAAGTGAAAGCAATGTTTACAATGATCACTGGTTGAAGCAATATGTAACATCACTCATCAAACGTCAATGGGGTCAGAATCTCATTAAGTTCACTGGTGTTAAGTTGCCTGGCGGACTAGAACTAAATGGTAGACAGATATATGACGATGCAGTAGGAGAGTTAGAAAAACTCGATGAGAAGTTAATGCAAGAGTATGCAATGCCACCCCTAGACTTTGTTGGATAAATGCCTCTATCACCTTTCTTTTTACATGGATCTCCAAGTGAACAAAGACTAGTTCAAGACTTGGTGAACGAACACTTAAAGTTGTTCGGACAGGATGTATTGTATCTTCCTAGAAGAATCATCAATCAGAACACAGTGATCAGAGAGATTACTGCGTCTAAGTTTGACGATAGTTTTAGATTGGAAGCATACCTTACTAATGTAGATGGATTTGGAACTCCTTCTGATGTTCTGACTAAGTTTGGTGTTAGAGATCAGGATGAGATTACTCTTGTAGTATCTAAAGAAAGGTATGATGATTTTATCACTCCATTCATAAAGCAGTTCCCAGAAGGGGAAAGGGCAAATGCGGCTCATCCAAATGAAGGAGATTTAATATATTTACCTCTTGACAACGCTCTATTTGAAATCAAATATATTGAAAGAAAAGTTCCTTTCTACCAGTTAAATGAACTCTTCATGTATGAGTTTAGATGTGAGATCTTTGAACCAGAAGATGAAGTTATCGATCTACCTGATGGACTTACCGATAAGAATGGTGAAGATGTGGATGATGGTATCATCACTCGCGGCAATATGATTACTCTTAGGTTAGAGACAGATGATAACGAGAACGCTTTAGCATATGTGTCTCTGGCATCTACAGTTCCAGGCGTGAAATCAATTCAACGCATACAACTAGTAGATGATGGTAATTACAAAGGAACTCCCTCTGTACAGATCTTCAAACCAACCAGAGGAAACCAAGCAACTGGTACAGTAACTATCGCTGAAGGTGGTATTGATACTGTATCTCTTACTGATTCTGGATCTAATTATCTCAGTGTTCCTAGTATTTCATTCACACCTCCAAACAAAACCACATCTGCTCAGATACAGTTTGGTAACAACTCACTCCATCATACATCTATAACAGATGTAATTGGTGCTAACTTTAAGTTTACAAATAACGTAGATGCTAGAGATACTGGTGATGGTAGATTATCATTAAGTTTCTGGTTATATCCAACTAAGTTTGATCCAGCAGTGAATGGTGGAACTATCATGTGGACTGATAGATTTAAGATATACTATAGAGAAACAGGTAATATTATCTTTGCTTCTGGTTCTGGATCTATTGAAAATACTACACAACTCAATCTAAATGCTTGGAACTTTATCAGAGTAGAACAGTACAATACTGATGCAACTATATCTGTAAATGGAACTGTAAGTAACAGTCTCAATACTGCAAACCCAATCATGTTCTTTGCAGGCGATCTCCTGAATTTAGGTGCTGATGCTTCAGGACAAGGTTTCATTCCTTCACAAACTGCATCATGGGAAGGTTACTTAGACCACATCACTATTAACTTAACTGGTGATAATGCACTTAGAGGTTCTACTGCATCGCAAGTGCCAGGCACTGAAACATCCCAGAATACAGATGCACAAACAGGAACCACTGCACAGTTCATTCGTAAATTGGATAATGAACTTCCTATAGTCAGAGCAACAACAAATGCAAATAGAGTTGTTTCTGCATTGACAATAGAATACGAGGGATGGGGATATACTTCAATTCCTATCATGACTATCGAACAACCAGATATAGGAACTCAAGCAACTGCTGTTGCAATTATGACAACTAGAGATGGTATTTCAAATCAAGCTATTGATAGAATCTTACTAACAAATCCAGGCACAGGATATACAACACCACCTCTAGTTGTATTCAGTGGGGGTAGTCCTATATCTGGAGCGGCTGCCACTGCTATAGTTTCCGAAGCAGTTCTAGGACCTATAGGAATTACGACTGGTGGTAAAGGATATACGTTTACACCTACAGTTGGTATTACTTCTGTGTACATACAACAGTCTAACGAGACAATACCTCTCTTACAGAACGCACAGGCAGAGGCAATCATTAGCACTGCTGGTACAGTTACAGAGATTAGATATAGTAATGCTGGTGCTGGTTATACTAATACAACCGCATATGTTGGTATCCAATCAGTAACAAGTGATTTCTTCGGAGAGTTTGAAGTTGATGAGATAGTAACACAAGTATCTTCAGGCACAAGTGCATACGTTGCTAACTGGGATACTGCAAACAACATCCTCAAAGTTGTTGCGGCAAGTGGTGACTTTATAGTAGGACAAACAATCGTTGGTGCTGCTGCAAGTTACAGAATCCTCTCTACTGATGAGGAATTTAATGACGTTCCTTTCGCTGCAAATGACGAAATAGAAACAGAGGCAGATCAAATTTTAGACTTCACAGAAAGAAATCCTTTTGGGGAATTCTAAATAGTTTCATAAAGTGCTAATATTATGTTAACGAATCACTTCTATCATGAGATTATTCGGAAGACAATCGTGTCTTTTGGAACACTCTTTAATAATATAGAAATACAACATACTGACAAGTCAGGAAAGACAGTCAGTGTGATAAAGGTGCCAGTGTCGTATGGACCTCAGCAGAAATTTTTAGCTAGAGTGACTCAAGGTAGAGATTATCAAGATGGTGTTGGTACAACACTTACTCTACCAAGGATGTCTTTTGAAGTAGTTGGGATGAATTATGATTCGACAAGAAAGGTATCAACTATGCAATCTTTCAAGTCGGTCAATAAGAAGACTAAAAATCTTGTTAAGACATTCATGCCAGTTCCATATAACATCAATATGCAACTGAGTATCCTTGCAAAATTGAATGAGGATGCGATACAAATTTTAGAACAGATACTTCCTTACTTCCAACCAGCATTTAATCTTACTATTGATTTGGTAGATATCATTGGAGAGAAAAGAGATATGCCTATCACTCTGGAGGGGATCCAGATGGAAGATAACTATGAGGATGACTTCCTCACCAGAAGAGCATTAGTATATACGCTATCGTTTGTTTGTAAGACATACCTATTCGGACCTGTTAACAACAGTAGTGACGGACTTATCAAGAAAGTACAGACAGATTACTATTCAGAGACACAAAACATCAAGATCGCAACAAGGCAACAAAGATATACTGCTGTTCCTATTGCAGTCCAAGATTACAATACAGATGACACCGCTAGAACAAATGAGGTTATTGATACCACAGTAACGGAATTTAATGTCAACAGTGCAACTCCATTCAATAAAGGTGATTACATACAAATTGATGATGAGAAGATGTTGATTAGAGGTGTATCTGGAAATAGACTAACAGTTAAGAGAGGTGAGTTTACTAGTGAAATTGTAGCACATGACATAAATATTCCTATAAATGTTATCAATGCTCAAGATGATACTCAAATCATCGAAAGGGTAGTTGAGTTTGGTGATGATTTTGGATTCGGTGAAACTGTCACAGATTACAAATCAGATGGAACTATCTACTCTGAGAGCCAAAGTAGGGACGTTGAAAAATGATTGAAGATGAGAACTTCGACTCTATAGATGAGGCACTAGAGGTTTCTTCTGAAATAATACAGAAAGAACCTGTTGCCAAACCTACAAGAACTAGTCCTAAACACCTCAAGTCTGATGAAGAAGACGTAGAGAAGGACTACAAATATAGTAGAGCTCAGTTGTATTCTTTAGTAGAGAAAGGTCAAGAGGCAGTGGACGGTGCATTAGATGTTGCACAACAGTCTGACTCTGCAAGGGCGTATGAGGTTGCTGGTCAACTTATCAAACACGTTGCAGATACAGCAGATAAACTAATTGATCTCCAGAAAAAAATGAAGGACATTGATGAGGTCAAAGAGAAGAACACTACCAATGTTACCAATAACTCTTTGTTTG